GGATCTTTAGATTGAATGGAGGATCGGCATGAAAATGACTAAAAAATACAAAAAATTAAATGAGACATTTAATATAGACGACAATTCTGATGAAGTCATTCATCCAGAAATCGCAGAAGAAACTCCTAAAGAAATCACAGCAAAAAAAGAATCTTTGATTGATGATATTCGAAAAGATTATGAGTATACTCGTGGTAATTTATACTCAATCATAGAAAAAGGACAAGAAGCGATTAACAATGTCCTAGAACTAGCACAAGAGACCGATACTCCAAGAGCGTATGAGGTTGTTGGTCAATTGATCAAGAATGTTTCTGATGCTACTGATAAATTAATGGATCTTCAGAAAAAAATTAAAGCACTAGACGAAACAAAAGCACAAAGAGGTCCAACCAATGTTACTAATGCATTGTTTGTTGGCTCAACTGCAGAATTGTCAAAAATGCTTAAGAACCAATTAAAAGGTGCTCCAGAAGATAAATAAAAATAAATTGCTTTTTATTGACTCATAAAAATGAAAAGAATCAACGAAGATCACAAAGAAATTAATAGTGGCAAGAAAAAAGATGATGAAGGCTATATGGCTAGGATCGAATTAGATTCAATTGAAAGGTCAATAAAAAATCTAAGAAAGGTAATTAAGAAGAGTGATACCCAACTTCCTGCATGGGTACAGTCCAAAATCACTAGAGCAGCTGATTATATTGATTCTGCAACCGAATATCTTCAAAGTGATCAAGATTTAGATGAATCGGCGCAGCGTATGAAAGGAACTAAGGGACGCATATTAAGTGGAACTGAAACTCAAATAAAAAAATCTAGTGGAGCTGGCGCATTAACTAAACAAGCAGCACAAGAACTTGGAGATAAGGCAGAAAAATTACGACAAGAAAAAGCAAAAAAAGTAGATTTACCAAGATTCAGTGAAGAAACCACACTAGTAGACCAAATTTTATCAGAGATGGGATGTGGATGCGACAGGAAAAAGAAAAATAAAAAGCTACAGCAAGAAGAGAAAGATCCCAAGGGTCCAGTGCAACCATACAAAACTCCAGAAGAAATTGCAAAAAAGCATGGAGTCTCACTAGAGACAATCAAAGCCCAATTAAAGATGGGAATGGAAGTCGAAAAGGAACATACTTCTGATGAAACTGATGCAAGAATTACTGCATTGCAACACATAGATGAAGTTCCAAATTATTACACAAAACTCAAAAAAGTAGAATCTCAACAAGAAAGTAAGATCGTGAGAGATATGTTTGGTAATGTATCTTATGAATTTATAGATCTTATTAGTGCTGATCCTATTATTTCAGAAGGAAAGAAAAAGAAAGCAAAGAAAATGGAAGGTGAAGATCCTTGTTGGAAAGGATATGAAATGGTCGGGAAAAAGAAGAAAAATGGTAAAGAAGTTCCTAACTGCGTTCCAGTTTCTGAAGCTATCATGCCACAAAAGAACGGACATAATATGTCTGTGACTCTTATGTGGCGAGCAAAGTATTATAATATTCAAATGTTCTTCCCACAACTAAAAATTCCGAATCGTAGGGAAATTGCAGATGAAGCTAATAAAGTATATCCAGGTTGTAAGGTAGTTACTTATTCTCCATGTCAGATCCAAAGTAATGTTCCAGTAATTCAAGTTCCTGATAAAAAGTCAAAAAACTATCTTATGAATAATGGAACTATTGGGGAAGACTGGCAAAAAGTAAATCGTAATGATAATACAGATGGCATGAGTCAAAAAGCAGTTAATACTTATCGTAGACAAAATCCAGGATCAAAACTCAAGACTGCAGTAACTGAACCAAATCCAACAGGGGAAAGAAAAAAGCGCCAAAAAGGTTATTGCTCTCGATCTGAGGGACAAAAAAATATGCATAATATAGATTGCTCATCCACTCCAGATAAGCCAATATGTAAAGCTCGTAAACGCTGGAATTGTCGCTAAATTAAATTTAAATTTTTATGGCTGAAGAACATTATTTGGGTAATCCGCTTCTTAAAAAAGCGAATACCCAAATTGAATTCACAGAAGAACAAATTATAGAGTTCGCAAAGTGTGCAAATGATCCTGTGTACTTTGCGAATAATTACATCCAAATTGTTACTCTCGATCATGGTTTACAACCTTTTGAGATGTATCCATTCCAAGAGCGAATGTTGAAGTCTTTTCATGAGAATCGATTTAATATTTGTAAGCTTCCACGGCAGAGCGGAAAAAGCACTACCGTAGTCTCATATCTACTTCATTATGCGATTTTTAATGACAATGTAAATATTGCGATTCTAGCTAACAAGGCACAAACAGCACGAGATCTACTTGGTCGTCTACAAACAGGATACGAGAACCTACCAAAGTGGTTACAGCAAGGTATTTGCTCATGGAACAAAGGTTCATTGGAACTAGAAAATGGGTCTAAGATCTTTGCTGCTTCTACATCGGCGTCTTCTGTTCGTGGTAGTACCTATAATATTATTTTCTTGGATGAGTTTGCGTTCGTTCCGAATCAGGTTGCCGACTCATTCTTTAGTTCTGTATATCCTACAATAACTTCTGGTAAATCCTCAAAAGTGATTGTCGTCTCAACTCCGAAGGGTTTAAATCACTTCTATAAATTGTGGGATGATGCAAAGAAAAGTAAAAATGAATATGTCCCAATTGAGGTATTTTGGACTGATGTACCTGGAAGAGACGAAGAATTTAAGAAGACTACCATTGCCAACACAAGCGAATCTCAGTGGAGACAAGAATTTGAGTGTGAATTTTTAGGATCTGTAGATACATTAATCTCTGGTGCTAAATTAGCAACACTAACTCAAGATCGACCAATAAAATCAAATGCTGGTCTTGATATACATGAGGATCCAATAGATGATCATCAATATGTAATTACGGTGGATGTTGCTAGAGGAGTGGAAATTGATTATTCTGCTTTTGTTGTTTTTGACATTACTACATTTCCATATAGAGTGGTAGCAAAATATAGAAATAATGAAATAAAACCAATGATGTTCCCATACATCATCAAAGATACTGGAAAGGCATACAATAATGCATATTTACTTTGTGAAGTAAATGATGTTGGCGATCAAGTAGCAGCTGCATTACATTATGATTTAGAGTATCCAAATGTTTTGATGTGCTCGATGCGGGGAAGAGCTGGGCAAATCGTTGGTCAGGGGTTTTCTGGTAAGAAGACTCAAATGGGCGTGAAGATGTCCAAGAATGTAAAAAAGATTGGATGTATAAACTTAAAAGCAATCATTGAGGAAGAAAAGCTATTACTTAATGATTATGAAACCATATCAGAATTAACAACTTTTGTACAAAAATATAATTCATTTGAGGCTGAGGAAGGTTGTAATGATGACCTTGTTATGTGCTTAGTCATTTTTGCGTGGCTCATTGTCCAAGATTACTTCAAGGAAATGACAGACAATGATGTTCGCAAAAGACTTTATGAAGAACAACAGAATCAATTGGAGCAAGATATGGCTCCATTTGGATTCATTATTGATGGTAGGGAAGATAATAATTTCATAGATTCTGATGGAACTCGTTGGTTCACTGATGAGTATGGTGATATAGCATCTTTGTGGGAATATAATTTTTAAAAGTTCACTAAAATACTGGTTTTCATAAATATTTTTTAGAGAAATAGAGTATTTTAGGGAGAAAAACATGGCGACTCCTCAATTATCTCCAGGCATTCTTGTCAGAGAGGTTGACTTAACTGTAGGAAGAGCTGATAATGTACTGGATAACATTGGAGCAATTGCTGGTCCGTTCGCTATTGGTCCAGTTGAAGAGCCAGTTGACATCACAACAGAACAAGAGTTAATCAATACTTTTGGCAAACCACTGTCTATTGATGCTCAGTATGAGTATTGGATGAGTGCATCTTCATACCTATCTTATGGTGGTATTCTTAAGGTTGTTCGTGTGGATGATAACAATCTCAAGAACGCAAGAGTTGGCTACAACACCACTGCCACAGTAGATATCAAGAACTTTGATGATTACAACAATCAAGAAACTGGATCTTATCACTTTGCTGCAAAAACTCCTGGTACTTGGGCAAATGGACTTAAAGTTTGTGTAATTGATGATAAAGCAGATCAGATTATTGGAATTAATACCACAGATCCCGGTACTGCTGGTGCTCAGGTTGGATATGGTGTAACTGTTTCACTATCTGGAGTTACTTTTGCTGGAATTGGGACCACATCAGAATTTAACGGATACCTAAAAGGTATTATTACTGGTGTAACTACTAGCACCACTGGCAATTCAACTTTTGATGTAAAGATTGTATCTAGAGTGACATCTACTGGAGTAGAAAGTGAAATAGACTATGCACAAGGTTCCGAACTTACTGCAATCTCAGCTGGTGCCAATTTAACTTTCATTAACAATTCTGGCGTTTCCACTGGAACCGGATCTTATACTGCTCTTACTGTTCAAGACTGGTACGACCAACAAACTCTTGGTTTAACAAACTCCACTCTATTTTGGAGATCTATAGCACCAAAGCCAGCCACAAATCAATATGCAGCAACTAGAAACTCTAAAAATGATGCCTTAAATATTGTAATTATTGATGACACTGGCTCACTAACTGGAGTACAAGGAAACATTCTCGAAAAGCATGTTTCAGTCTCCAAGGCAACCGACTCTGTATCTGGTGTAAACTCACCGCAAAAAACTTGGTATAGGAATTACCTCGCTAATTTCTCCAATTATGTATACTCCGGTACAAATTACTACACCTCAGTTGATACTCTAAATGGTATTACTCCTGTAGCAACTGGTTTTAGTATTTATTCTGGTGTACCTTCAGCATCATTCACTCCATTGAGTATTGCCAGTGGTGGCTGGAATCAGGAGGCGCAAGGAACTGTATTTAATGCAATCGGTAATGTGACTTTTGAACTTGCTGCTGGTTCAGATTATGCTGG